GACTATTTTGCTATTGGTGTGGGTGGTGCAGTTACAGGTAAGGGCGCGGATCTCCTCATTATTGACGACCCTCACTCGGAACAGGAAGCGGCGCTAGCAGCTACTAACCCAGATATCTACGATAAGGTGTACGAGTGGTACACATCCGGCCCTCGACAGCGTTTACAACCGGGCGGAGCCATCGTAGTTGTGATGACAAGGTGGTCAAAACGGGATTTGACAGGTCAAGTTGTTAAAGCAGCGGGGCTAAGAGGGGGTGAAGAGTGGGAAGTTATCGAATTTCCGGCTATTTTACCGTCTGGTAACCCACTTTGGCCCGAATTTTGGTCAATGTCGGAGCTTTCGTCGCTAAAAGAGGAGCTTCCAAACTCAAAATGGATGGCTCAGTACCAACAAAACCCTACATCTGAGACTTCAGCTATCGTAAAACGGGAGTGGTGGCAGGTTTGGGATCAAGAAAGCCCTCCGTTCTGTGATTTTGTACTGCAATCTTGGGATACGGCGTTTGAAAAGACCAATAGATCGGACTATTCTGCGTGTACAACGTGGGGTGTGTTCTTTATGGAAGACCCAGATACCGGAAAAAACGAGGCAAACATTATATTGTTGAATGCGTTTCGAGATAGGATGGAGTTTCCAGCTTTGAAACGAAAAGCTTTGGAACAAGTCGAAGAATACGACCCAGATTCCATTATTATTGAGAAAAAAGCCTCCGGTGCGCCACTTATATATGAGATGAGGGCGATGGGGATTCCAGTACAAGAGTTCACGCCTGTCAAGGGAAACGATAAAATAAGTAGACTTAATGCTGTGTCAGATATGTTTGCGTCTGGTAGAGTATGGGCACCGCCTACAAGTTGGGCAGAAGAAGTGATTGATGAGGTTGCGTCATTCCCCGCAGGGGAGCATGATGACTATGTGGACTCGGTATCCCTGGCGCTTATGCGTTTTAGAAAAGGGGGGTATTTGCGTTCATCGTTGGATGAGGAAGACGAACCGAGAATATTTAAACGGTACTCACCAGGATATTACTAAGGATATATAAATGGCCACGAATATAGACAAATCGTTTAACCAAGCACCAATGGGGTTAAGTAGTGCTGCAGAGTTGGGTGGTTTAACAGCTCCAGAAAACCTAGAACCAGATCTTGAGATTGAAGTTGAAGACCCTGAAAGTGTAAGTATTAAAACTGGTGGGTTAGAGATTGAAATAGAGCCTGGTGAAGAAGATGATGATTTCGGGGCAAACCTAGCAGAAGAACTGGATGATGACGAACTAGAAACTCTATCTGGTGATCTGCTAGGCGACTTTGAAGATGATATAAGCTCAAGAAAAGACTGGATACAAACTTACGTAGATGGTCTTGAACTCCTTGGAATGAAAGTAGAAGAAAGAACCGAACCGTGGCCCGGTGCGTGTGGTGTTTATCACCCACTTCTTTCTGAAGCCTTAGTAAAGTTCCAAGCAGAAACCATGATGGAAACTTTTCCTGCTTCTGGCCCTGTCAAAACTCAGATCATTGGTAGAGAAACCAAAGAGAAAAAGGAAGCTGCAGTTCGCGTCAAAGACGATATGAATTATCAGCTGACAGAAAATATGCCTGAGTATCGGCCAGAGCATGAAAGGATGTTATGGGGTTTAGGACTTTCTGGTAACGCCTTTAAAAAGGTTTACTACGATCCATCGTTAGCACGGCAGGTATCTATTTATGTGCCAGCTGAAGATGTAGTAGTTCCTTATGGTGTATCTGACATTAAGTCTGCAGTTCGAGTAACTCATGTAATGCGTAAAACTCCAAACGAGATGCGGAGGCTCATGCACGCAGGGTTTTATCGAGATATAGATTTACCTGAACCACAAGATACATTCGACGAAGTAGAAAAAAGTATTGCGGAAAAGATGGGCTTTCGTGCATCAGCAGATGACCGGTACAAAATTCTTGAGATGCAAGTTGACCTTAATTTAAAAGGTCATGAAGACAAAGAGGATGGAGAAGAAACTGGCATCGCACTTCCATACGTTGTGACTATTGAAAAGCAAACCGGACAGGTGCTAGCTATTCGTCGTAACTGGAGACCAGAAGATGAGACTAAACAAAAGCGCAATCATTTCGTTCACTATCCGTATATTCCAGGCTTTGGCTTTTATGCCTTTGGCCTTATTCACCTTATTGGTGCTTTTGCTAAGTCTGGTACTAGTATTATCCGGCAGCTTGTTGATGCTGGTACTTTATCCAACCTACCTGGTGGTTTTAAAACTAGAGGCTTACGAGTTAAGGGAGATGATACGCCAATCGCCCCCGCCGAGTTCAGGGATGTGGATGTAACCAGCGGAACGATTAAAGACAACATTATGACGCTCCCATATAAGGAGCCAAGTCAGGTGTTGTATACGTTGCTAGGTACTATTGTTGAAGAAGGTCGTCGGTTTGCTAGCGCAGCAGATTTAAAAATATCTGATATGTCTGCTCAGTCACCGGTTGGTACGACGTTAGCAATATTAGAGCGCACACTCAAAGTAATGAGTGCAGTTCAAGCACGTATTCATTATGCAATGCGAGAAGAATTCAAACTTCTCAAAGGTATTATTCGTGACTACACACCAGATGAATATGCTTACGAACCAGTAGAGGGGTTACCTCGTGCAAAGCGTTCGGACTATGACATGGTGGAAGTCATTCCGGTATCAGATCCAAACGCTGCAACAATGGCGCAGAAAGTTACGCAGTATCAAGCTGTAATGCAGATGGCTGCTGGCGCACCTCAGTTGTATGACTTACCTTATTTACATCGTCAGATGCTTGAAGTATTAGGAATTAAAAATGCCGCGAAGTTGGTACCAATGGACGACGACCAGAAACCGCGTGATCCAGTTTCTGAAAACATGGACATCCTTAGAGGAAAACCGGTCAAGGCGTTTATTTATCAAGATCATCAGTCGCATATCACAGTTCATATGTCGGCGATGCAAGATCCAAAAATAATGAAGTTAGTAGGACAAAGCCCTATGGCACAACAAATGGGTGCTGCATTAGCCGCACACATACAAGATCACTTAGCTTTTGAATATCGCAAACAGATAGAAGAAGCCGCTGGTGTTCCTTATCCTGCTCCAAATGCTGAGATGGATGAGGATACAGAAATTGAAATTTCTAGACTTGCCGCAGCAGCTGCGCAAAAAGTTCTACAACAGAACCAAGCACAAGCTGGCCAAGAACAAGCACAACAAGCTATGCAAGATCCAATCGTTCAGATGCAAATGCAAGAGCTACAGATCAAACAGCAAGAAGCTCAGATCAAACAGCAAAAAGTTGCTATGGACGCCGCAGCAAAAATGGATCAACTCGAACTCGAAAAAGAACGTATCGCCGCACAAGAGCGTATCGCTGGGTTACAAGTTGGAGCCAAGATTGCTACAGACAAAGCCAACCTTTCTGCTAAACAACAAGAAGCAGGATTACGTATCGGTGTGGATGTAGCTAGACAAGCTGCTGATATGGATAGAAGAAATTTACAACCAGTGAAGAAGGAGAATAAGTGAATGACCTATTAAAGTACTTAACGAACAAACTTGATAAGGAACTACAGGACATAGAAACAAGGTTACCCGTAGGACAAGCGGAAGATTATGCAGAATATAAACATATATGTGGAATTTACCGTGGTCTTTGGGTAGCAAAAAACATAATTACTGAAACATCAGAAAGGATGGACGAAAACGATGAGTGAACTTCTTATCGGCACGAACCCCGATAACCCAGAAGAAGCTACAACATTACCTGATACTGCAGAGCAAAAAGCTAAGCAACTACCAGATCCCTCTGGTTATCGCATTCTGTGCGGAATTCCCGAAATAGAAAATCAGTATGAAAGTGGAATCGTGAAAGCGGATGTAACGAAGCAACACGAGGAACTGCTTACTACTGTTTTATTTGTCATGAAGATGGGGCCGGATTGTTATAAAGACAAAGACCGTTTCCCAAGTGGGCCGTGGTGTCAAGAAGGAGATTTTGTTCTTGTTCGACCCCATGCAGGGTCACGACTAAAAATTCATGGTAGAGAATTTCGGATTATTAATGACGACAGTGTTGAGGGGGTCGTAGAAGATCCTCGTGGCATTTCTCGTGTTTAAAGGAGAGGGATATGGCAGAAGCTGAGAAAAAAGCAATAGAGCAGGAAGAACCCGATTTTGAAATAGAGGGTGAAGAAGTAGAACTCAAAGTTGAAGATGACACACCCGTAGAAGATCGTAATCGGTCTCCAATGCCTAAAGAAATAGTAGA